CAACGCTAAGGCTTGCTGAGATGATGGCAATAGATATGGGAGAGCCTGAAGTGAGAGAAGGACTTACTCAAATATGGGATTTCTTTGAAGGGCTATTAGCTGAGGGATACATAGAAGGAGAGGGAGAGTAATGCTAGTAAAAAACGCACTTGAATTACTTAATAATTTACCATTAGACGCTGAGATATGCGCTCAATGGTATGAGAAAGAGGATATGGAATACTCAGGAGATGAACCTATATCTGATGAGGTATGGAGTGAGGCTAATCGCTTAATGGATAAGTGGGAACTAACAGACCTGCGCTACCAGTTAGATGACGCCATAAGAATAGCAAAGAAAAACCTAGAGAAAGAGGAAGAGTAATGAGTAATTTAATAAACGAACTAATAGAGTTAGCTGAGGAGTTGGTTGTATTGACCACCGACCAGCCCACTATCAACGACCTAAAGAGAAACGAGGAGGAGAGTAATGCTTGATTTAATTGAGTGTGATTTATGTGGAGAGTTTTACGAGTATGAGAGCGAGGGCAAAGATGAGTGAGCCACGCTACCTATCGGGAGATGAGTTTGCCCTGAGTGGGGGCTATGAGGAGCTGGTTAATTGTAATGAGTGTGATGTTGAGTTTGACCAAGTAGAATACCGGTCAGAGACCTGCTCAGAGTGCGAGGATAAGAGAGTAATGAGAGAGAAGGAGAGTAAATGAGTAATGTATTAGAGCTACGCAACGGGGCGTTAAAAAGAGTGATATTTTATGAGGTATCAGACGCTCAAAACCTAGCTATATGGGGCGGAGAAAGCCCCTCAGAGGCGTTAAAGTGGTATCGTAATAGCCCATTGGACAGCAAGATTTATGTTCAAGAGTGGCTTACAGATGACGAGGAAGCGAGAGAGGTGTCGCCTCAGATTGAGATAACTTCTATTGTATTATCTACTATCGCAAATTGTATGGAGAGGTGGAGTAATTGAGCAACATAGAACGGAGAATAGAAACCGCTAAGGCACAAGCAGTTCGTCAGAGAAACTATCGTAGAGCGAGGGACAGGGCGTTAGCTCGTTTGGGTAATGACTATCCAAATGTGTATCGCGCTTATCTTGAAGAGGAGATTGAAGCTGATGAGAAAATGGGTAAGAAATGGTTTGATATTACTGGTCGCACTAGGGCTAATGATAGTAGGTCAAGATAAATTATTTCCACCGCCAGTAGGTAGAATACCTGATGGTGTTATCTCAAATAGGAAGGCAACACAAGATGAGAAAGATCGCAATAGAAAGCTCGCACAAGATTACGCTCAGGCTGGTTTCGGGTGGAAAGGAAGAGAGTGGGAGTGCCTACTCACCCTTTGGACCCGTGAGAGCAGGTTTGATAACTATGCGACCAACCAACGAGGCAGTTCAGCTTACGGAATTGCTCAACTGCTTGGAGAGAAAGATAGCAGAAGCGAATATCAAATCCTTAGAGGTCTTAAATACATATCTAAACGGCACCACACACCTTGTAGAGCCTATAACTTCTGGCTTAACTCCAGTCCTCACCACTATTAAAATCTGTGATGAGTGTGGCAACGATCTTGTTGCGGAAGATCAAAGTAAATGCCTTGATTGTTTAGAGAAAGCTATGTTAGTATCTAACTCTTGACCGGTTAACAGTTTCTCCGGTCTCCTAGGGACAGCCTCGCCACCCTTCCTGGCGGGGCTTTTCTATTTCTAAAAGACAAAAACCCCTACGGGATAGGAACCGTAAGGGCTATTGCCAGCACTCAACTAGATATAGGATCTAGCCAGTAAGAAAATTATATCAGATCATTTGTCAGTTGTATAGAACCCTTTACCCTTAAATGTTATAGATGGGGCAGACCACAAGCGGGAGGTTAGCTCACTACAACAGACAGGCGTGTGTTCCATACCCATAATAGGACGCTCAACGGAGATAACCCCGCTACATACATTACATTTGTATTCGTAGATCAGAGTGAAACTCCATCACTTACCTTCAGGAAACCTACTAACTTGGTGCGACTAGCCCTATTACCAAACTCAGTTGTGTTAGGTAGCCACTTATCTGCCCACGCAGGGGCTGGTAGTTTGCTTAGATCAAATCCCCATATACCTTCCGGTGTTGCGTTGATATACCAAGGTGCCAGTGAGCGGATACCTGCCGCCTCAACTAATGCTTGATACTTCATCTCTTCAATAAGTAATTCAGGGTAGTGTGTCTTGCGTGATTTTAATTCTATAAACATCTTATGTTCTAGGGATACACAATCCCAAGTGTCAAACTCTTCACTCTTCTCAAGGTCTGAGTAATGAAACTCTTTTAAGTATTCAAATAACTCAGGCTCTTTTAACTCCAAGGTGTATCACCGCCAAGTAAATCTTGTAGCTTACGCATAGCGTTAGTGCATCTACGATCAGCAGTAGAGACAGCAACCTCTAAGTATTGTGCTATCTGATTAAGTGTCCAGGCGTCGTGGTATCTAAGCTCTAGTATCTTGGCTTCATCAACATCTAACTTCTCATAGGCTTTCTTAATATCAAGGAGGATAGCAATTAGATTACCGCTCTCAGCAGGGGCTGATGGTTTCTTTGGTGTGCCATCGTTGATCATATCTTGCGCCTGTTGCAACACAGTGCCGTGCAATACCGATTGGATTACAAAGGGTAGAAGCTGTGCGATAGTGGTTGTCTCATAAAAAGATTCATCGCTGGTGTGGTAGCCAGCCTTGCTTGCCTTTTCCTTGCGGGCGTAGCGTTCTGCCATACGCCTCATCTGGTAGGCAATACGCTTCTCATTACGCTGGCGTTTATTAAGATCAGGTTCATTTAACTGCTCAAGAAAGTGTGCGTTCTTAGATAAGGACCAGGCGTAGCACTCCTGTATTACATCTTTCTTGTCTACCCACCCTTTAAACCTGCGAACTATAACTATGGCTACGCTAGGAACTAACTCATAGAAAGTCGGGTGTAAATCTTCACTCACTTGGCCACTTGTTTTCAAGAACCATAATCGCTATAGCGGAGTAGTTAAGTAGATCAATAAAAGAATCTCTAAGTGATTCGTTCTGTGGGTCAACACCCTTATCAATTAAGTTATTTATTCTTGCAATCTTATCGTGCATACGCACACGCAATCCGTTGATCGCACCACCTGGTGCTTTAGATATATTAGTTGGACCGTAGTCCATTTGTTTTCTTAGAAGTAAATTACCTGCTTCATCTAACAGTTCTCTTACTGTATCTATAAACTCTTGGCTTATGCCTTGGTCGGTGGCAGTTTTATCAGAATGGTTTCGCTGGCGTAATCTATCTTGATCACGGATATCCCGTAGGTTGTTAACCATTTGGCTAGTTCCATCAGGTCTGAGTTGCTCATACATTTGGAACCCCCAATAGGTGCTTTGTTGCATCCGCACCATTAGCTAGGTAATAGTCCGTAATGTCCATATTAGGTGGTAATTGTACTATTGTTCCGTTGATCACCTCCCCTGCGACACGCCGCGAGAACTCTGCACCAGGGTTAGTGCCATCTTCTTTAACATCATTATCTCCAACAATATATACAACATCATAACCGCTAAGTAATTTACCAAAGTGATCTTTCCAAGCGGCAACACCAGGTACACCTACTGCTGGCATACCAAGTACACCAGAAACTATTACGGTATCTAACTCACCTTCACAAACTACAATCCTTGAAGCTAACTTACATACATCAGCAACGTTATATAGGTGCGCCTTCTGACCTAGAGGTGAGCCATACTTAGGCTTGCCCTCATCTAATCTTCTAAACTTAAAGCCAACACAAAGACCAAGGGCAGTTATGTATGGTATCGATAGCCAACCTGCTTGGTATTCGTGGCCTGGTATTGGATCAATAACTGTGCCTAAAGAATAGAGAGCAGCAACTTCTTCAGAGATTCCACGTCCGTTTAGATAGGCGAGAGTTTCCGGAGTTATTGCCTGAGCGTACTGGTTCGCCGCTACCAGCAAGGATTTCATCTGCTCTTTTGACTGCATCTTTAAACTCTAACCCTTCCTTATGTGTAATTATATTAACGCCATTACCCGCTACTCCGCAGGTGTGGCAGAAGTAAAGGTTGTTGACTGTATCAATTACTGCTGACTTCCTAGTGTCGTTATGAACACAACACCTAACTGATACGTTCTTACCTTCCCTAACTTCTCCTCCATAAAACCGAACTATTACTCCAATGGGTACTGAGTTCGCAGAGGTTCCGCTAAAACTCTTGCGTTGCTTCCTACTTCTGGACCAGTCTTGTGTTGACAATTGCAGTCCTCCTTACATTTCTTGTGCATATTAGCAGCGCGTTTGAACTGACCAATCTTATTCAGCTCTCCACCGGACTTACATAATTCGCAGATCATCTGTATATATACCAGTCCCAAGCACGACCAAGCACTACAATTTCAAGAACATAATCTGATTCATCGTTCTCACCAAAGTAAATACTAAATACTTGCTGAAATATATCCCGCCATTTTGCAAACTTACGGGTTTGTGTATATCTAATTATCATCTTTGTTTTCCTCCTCTATAGTTTCCTCTATTACTACCTCTTCTTGTGGTTCTGTCCATATTGTTGATGTAGTTATTATACCTTCAGGTGTTGGCATTTTTTTCCTCCAGCCATTGTGTTAGATCTTGGATGACCCACGCCTTGTGGATCCCCGCTCCTCTCCTCTTAAATAATACATAAGAGAAAGGCTTATCAATCCCACGATGCTTAGCATAATTACTAGCTTCCACTTGCGCTTCATCCCAAAACTCCTTTAAGTTTAAACTCTTTGTGTTCTTTAATTCAAAGATGTAAGACTCACCAGCAACCATAACAACTAGATCACCTTCATCTTCCTTACCTGATAAGCGTAGTCGCTCAGCTACAGCACCCATCTTACGAAACCATTTCATTGCATCTATCTCAAAGGCTGCACCCTTGCGTCTGTTGTAGGTTGGGTTAGGCATCTAACTTCACTTTGTTTACCTTAAATACTTGCTCGCCTTTTTCTTCAACAACTTCTACCAGTCCTGCTTGTATAAGTAAGCTAGCAAAAGCAGCAAAGTCAGTCTCTAATTTTGCAATCTTCTTCTTTAAGTATGTGATCTCTGTGTTAGCCAAACTTCTTTACCGCCTCATCTATACCCTGCTCTAATGTAATCTTTGGAGTGTAGAACTCTAGCATCTTTCTTGGATCTGCAACTCTAAACATACAACCGACAGGCTTATCGGGATTAGTTCTAATCTCTGGTACGTAGCCAACCGCCTCACTTGTTAGCCTTGCTAACTCTAAGAATGATGTTGACCTACCAGTTCCTAGGTTAGTAGGACCGGTGATGCCCTCTCTCACCGCAGCAAGCACAGCGTTAACTACATCTTTCATATGAATAAAGTCTCGCGTTTGATTACCACTTCCCCATACATCAAAGGGATCGTTGCGTTCTACTGCTCTTTTGATGTACATAGGAAAGGGATAAGTCAGATCTTGGTCCCATCCATACCCAGAAAACGGTCTAAATATGTATACATTTGGGACAAATTGGGCAAGATATTCACCAACTAATTTACTCCAACCGTAAGTCATATCAGGTGCGCCTGGAAATTTAAGGTTAACATCAAACTCTCTTAGCTTTATATTCTTATCACACTGCAGCGACACTGGATAAGCAGCACTGCTTGAGAAGTAAACTATTTTACGAGGCTTAGTCTTTAAGCACCACTGAAAGAACTCAGAGTCAATAGATAAGTTATCAGCTACTGCTAGTGGTCTGCCCTCAATAGATTCTCTGCCACCTACGATAGCGGCAAGGTGAATCACTAGATCATATTGAGTATCATCTCTCTTAAATAGATCTCTGCAATCAATACCATCTTTAATATCAGCACCGGTGATACTTACGTTAGGCAGTTCAGATAACTCCTCAGTAAAATACCTACCAACAAATCCTTTATTACCGGTTATTAAGATCTTCATCTGTTCCCCAATCGTATATATATTTAACGTGGCCTGATAGTTCTAATGACATCTCAAGGTCAGCACGATATACAAAGACATCATTCTCATCTAACGCTGCTCCGATATGGCAGACGGTGTTGATCTTCTTGCGCTTAATCTCTGTCTTCCTGCTTGGCTCTGGTGCTGGGAAATTGTAATAAGGATCGTGAACTAAACAATTACTTGCTATCTGCGGATAAACCTGAGTAGACAAGAATTCTTGATCTTGCATATAAGTATCTTGCAATGGTGTGCCATCTAGTAGTTGCTTAAAGAAACCCATACCTGTTGTCTTGCAAGCAAACATACCAGCAGAGATACGATAGCCGTGACCTGTTGGGTGATCTCTAATGATGTGAAAATCATAAGGTGAATCTAAAAACTCTTGGTGTGCTTGCGCTTCTCTAATGCCAAGACGAGCATCACAATCTCTTGATAGAACTACATCTACCTTTGGATCATAGATCGCTCTGAATCTCCATAACCTAGCGGTACTATCTTCTCGTTCATCTACCGGTACTATCTCCACATTAGGAAACAAAGCTAAAGTAGAACGACACCAGGTAGGTACAGAATTACCTACATAAAACCGCACCGTAAAGCCAGGGAAAAATACCTGTGCTAACTGTGCGTTCTTTATAGCACCAACTAGGAACTTAGGTTGGATACCGTAAAGAGAATAGGAGATAACTTGTTTCATTTGATACCTACTGACTCCTTAAACTTAGCAAGATCTGCTTGATACTCTTCACTTATATATCTTTGTAATTCTATTCTGTCTGCATTAGATAACTCTGGTGCGTTAACCTCAAGGTATCCTTCATCGGTCTGTGATTTACCAGCAAGGAAATGTAGATGTTCAATAATCACATCATCAAAGTACCAGATAGCATTAAGGTCTAAGCCAAGTAGCATCCAGAAGTTATCCATAAACAAATGAACTAACTTAGGTGGTGCCATAAAGCCAAAGCTCTTGATGATATTGGTGCTCATCATTACTGCTGTAGCAAGGTTTTGTCTTTGGAATAGATCATTGCCATAGGCAAGACCGTATCCCTTACTCTTGATTGCCTCCGATAAAAAGTGATCCCACTGGTGCGTTGATGGCAAGTGGTCATCACCCATAAAGAATATAGTTTCATACTTATCAGCATACTTATTAGCTACTAGGTTAAGTGTGCCATTCATTTTAAGTCTAGGGTTTACCTCATATATAACACCATCTATGCGTGGATATAGATCAGCCTGATCGTCATCAATAGCCACACATATATCGGACAAAATACTGTTTTCTTTCAGTGCTTTAACAGCCCGATCAATAGAATCCGGTCTGCTTCTTGATGGAATAATTACAAGGTTAGTGTTCATAGTGTCCTAATGTAGTATGGATGCTTGGTCAAATTGTTTATATACAACAGGTGCTGCATCTCTTTCAACGATCTGACAGTGTGCATAATCAACCGCCAAAGGTACTGAGATAGACCCATCTGCTGCGTGTGGTCCAAACCGATTCTTAACAACAGCAATCCTTAGATGTTTATTAAAAGGATCATAACCCATTGTTAATATCAGGCTTGGAAGTTGTGCCACCTTACCGTGTATAGCCCTGCGAGGTGGTGGATTCATACCCTGACCATACTCACTCTGCTCTGATACGTGATGAAGAACTAATACGCAAGCCTCAGTATGACGAGCCATATCGTGCAACTCCATCATAATAGATCTAAGCCCTGCCCACTCGTTATCAGTTTCAGCAGCAATATTCATAAGGTTATCTATAACAATTAGTTCTGGAGCAGCACCGTATAACTCTATGTATGCCTTGATCTCACTCTCAATATCATCTAATGAAGGTGATGAATCAAAGACCCATTGGATATCTTTCATCTTCTCAAAGTGTTTGTCATACCATTTACCACTGGCATTTAAATTAGACTCAACGGTTAATTGAGAATTACCTGATAGATGAGATGCTGCTCGCATCATAACTGTTGTAGTGTCAGTATCAGCAGAGAAGAATAAAGTTCTTACGCCAGCTTTTAAAGCATAAACCAAGGAGAACATAGACTTACCTGCATTGGGTGCCGCAGCAACCATACAAACTTGTCCACGTCTAAACCTAATTTCAGCAGCCTTCAACGAAGGCCACACATCAGGCAACGGTGTAGCTTTTGTAGTTACACCACTCCAGGCTCTGCTTAAACTAAGCAACTTCTTCTTCCCCTATCTTTAATCCTGCTCTCATCCTGCCGCGTTCTCTTTCGTTTGTTGCTCCCCATATACCAAATCTTTCGTTAGGAATAGCCCACTCTAAACATTCGCTTAGATGTGGGCATCTCCTACAAATTTCCTTGGCTTTCTTTGCCTGTGTGTATTCACCTTTTTCAGGGAAGAATAACTCAGTGTCTACCTCGGCACATAACGGGTTCTCAAAGTTAGTGGGAACCCGCATAGGTTATCTAACCCAGACGGCGTCGCACTTATCTGGCGCACCCTTAGGACCGCTACACATCCAAGCTCTCCAAGGACCCTTAGCACCTTCTCCTGTGCGGTAGTTCATTGGACCGTGCTTGCAAGTTGGTGCATCTCCGTTGATAGGTGCAGCATTTAATGCCTTAGTTGCATAAGCAACTGCAACGTTAGCTGATGCTGATTGATTCAGTGATGATGACACTGATGAGATTAGAGTAGATAGATCCTGAATTTGTGTCAGGTGTCCTTCTAACTCTGTGTTGTTCTTGGCATAAACATTTACAAGTGTTCCATCTTTTAGTTTGAAGTTAACTTGTAGTGCTGTGTCGCTGTTTGAAGCGGCCATTATTTTCCTCCAGTTGGTTTGACAGAGATACGGGTGGTCTCTTGTCCTTGTTTGTATGGTATGAAACCAAGAAGTTTTTCTACTTCATTGGCGTCAACTTGCTTGCGACCTGCTACAGATGACCAGGATATTTGTATCCCACTGTAGGTAGTGCCAGCAAATCCTTCTAGTGATGTCTTGATTGAGTCCCTCGCTGTTGTTAAACTCTTAACTTGTTCATCAAGTTGTAGGTATAACAAAGCGTTCTTGTCGGCATCGGGGTTATCAATCACCACCTTTGCCTCTTGAATACGTTCTTTTTTTAAGCCAACACAGCCCATCTCACCGGTGGCATCATAGTATTTACAATAGAACTTACAGTAATTCTCATCCTTTTCAGGCTCTGGTGCGCTAGTTGCTTCTTTAATAGCTGACAACCAGTTCATTGCCTCTTCTGCAATCTTAGGATCATATGCTTCAGAGTGAACCTTTACATCGCGTTCATCACCATCACGGGCTATGGCTACAAGGTTGACAGTTCTGGGATTCCCCTTACCAGACTTCTCTAACAAGTAGCCATATACCTGCACCTGCCACCGTTGTTGTTGTGATGGAAAGTAGGAAAGGTTTTTAACCTTAACAGTTTTCCAATCTACAACATCACCAGTTTCAGGAATCCATAGGTCGATGTGTGCTTTCATTCCGCCATACTCAACCTCTGTTTCCACCTGATACTTTAGACCAGTTGGATCTGCAATACCTAAAGCCTTTTCAATCTCTGCGTGAATCGCAGTACCCATAATGGCAGCAAGTTTTAACTCGTTCTCATTAGTTTCAGGTTGGTCATTAAGACGATACCAAACCTTACGGCGGCATCCTCCTAACTCAGACGGTCCAACCTGCTTCTGTGTACTGCGACTACGGGCCGCATCTTTGTTCCTTAAAATCTCTATAAGTAAATCTTTCATCGCACTCCCAACAACATCGTAATAAGTGCAAGCACCTGTTGTAATTCTAAATAAAACATAGCTATAAACTTAATCATTTCATCTTCCTTTTCTGCACGGCTATTTGTATCGGAGGACAGGTATTGATGTCAAGTAGTGATGCAGTCTCAACTGCTCTCTGTGCTAACTCTGCTGCCTCATCTTGCACTAAGAATTTATCGCTGCGGCGTGAGTACATATATCCCAAAGCAAACTGACCACCGGAACCAATACCGTAGTAGTTGCCTTCAGATTGGATGAACGACATATCGGATGCTATATGAAATATGAAACCGTTGAAAGCAATTAGATAATCAAAGCCAGCTTCTTTATCTTTCTCACTATCATTCCAACCGTAACCGTTATCGGTGAACGTTTTGATGATCGATGGGATGACTCGCTTGCCCATAAATTGAACTTCATCTTGGCCTTTATATGCTGGCGGATTCCAGTTGTAAGTTAAGATATCACCAGGCCTAGTATCACCAGTTATCGCAAGAAGGTACTGACCCTTCTCAATTATCTTAGGCGTCTTTAAAGAAATAGTACGCAAGTTATCTTCGGTGATCTGTGAATCAGCAGCTAATATACAAAATGTTTTACCTTGAACTCCAACGACAGTTGTCAAAGTTTCCTCCCTTATGTCTTGAGATAAAGGTACCACATAGTGAGTTTAGACACGCCGTTGATCACCAGTTACATCTATCGGAGGAGTGTGTATGAGTACAATATGAGCGTCAGCGAATAAAACACCAGCCCTTACGGGCTGTGATTAGTAAGGATACTGGGTGTTCCGTCTACCAACGCTGCGAAGAAACAAGGCAAAACTCCCTAATAAATTTGGTTCAGATCTACGGTCACTAGGACCTCTTCATACCTGTCCTTGCGGTTCAACTCTATTCACTGTGCTGGTGCAGTTTGATGATTATGAAATCTGTTGGTATTACTTAGACGCAACCTGTGCTAACTGCGGTAACCTGGTGTGTGTACCTTGTCCTGCTGACAAAATGTAGGCACAAAAAAAGAAGGGCGCCGTTAAGCGCCCCTCTGTCTTACCTCGCAGTGAACTAAAAGTTACTTACGACCAAACTCTTTCTCTGCCTTATCAGCCCACTTAACTGCAGGGGCTGC